GTTTCCCCAGGCCACGTTCGCATCTCGATCGTACCCCCCGTCACACCGTCTGGAGGGCGCCGCGCGCGTGTGGCCGACTCGATCAACAGAGCGGCGCGAATCGCCACGGATGCGCGTACGCGCCAACGAGAAACAACGTCCAGCAATCGGCGCCGAGTAACTCAATGCGATGGCGATCGTCTGGCGCGAGGATATTGACATCGCCGGCATGGTACTCGCGCCACTCGTGGCCCTGTGGTGTGCACCGGTACTCTCGGTATCCACCCACGAGGATGAGACTCGCCGCCCATTGCCACGGATGGCTATGCACTTCGCCGCCGGGATCCGAGTTGACAAAGTGGTGGAGAAACACGGCGGGCACATCCCCCCCTCCTCGCATGCGTGGCGTCCAGCCGGCCACAAAGTACCGATCGAGGTACGGATCCTCGTTGCGCGTAATCGCCTGGCGTTGACACCGAGCGGCGAGGGTTTCGCACCACTGGCGCACCATCGGATCCTCATCGGTCATGGTTCATACTCGCGATCCTCTTGCCAACGGCGCACGCCGCGCTTACTTTCCTCGGCGGTTTTGCGATCACTGCATTCCTGACACAAAGCTTGCGTATTCTCGGGGACGTCCTCGCCGCCCTCGGCCAATGGGATCGTGTGGTCACGAATCGTGGCCGCCCGCACACGGCCGTGCGCCTCACACTGCACACATAGGGGATGGGCCGCAAACAATCGGGCGCGCTCCCGTTGCAGGCGTCGGCCGCGGATGCGTGGGCGGGCGCGCGCGCTCGAGGAAAAGCCAGGCCGCGGCGCCGTGTGCCCACCGCAGTGGATACGCCCGCACAGATAACATGCGCGCGGCGGTGCCATCGGCATTAGCTGGGTCTCACGAGGTCTTTCGACCCCTGGCGGAGCTCGCGGAAGTCCATGAGCACGGCCGCCGCTTTCTCCGACTCAAAGCCGATCTTCTCGACGAAGAACTGATAGATGAGCGTGTCGGAGACGGCCGCTTCGATGGCTTCGCCGAGCATCCGATGAATCTCGCGCGCTTTGTCGAGATCCCATTGCGACATCTCGTCGTTGAAGGAGAATTCGATCATCCCCATTTGGGTCCGTTGGGAGAGGATGGTCGAGAAGGCGAGGTTATCGATCCTGGCTTCGTCGTGGCGCGCGTGTTTGCGGCGGAGGTGATCCATCAGGGCTTTGGCGAGATAGGACGTGATGAGGGCCTCGTCCTGCTTGCCCGTCTGTTGTTTGGCGGTCCACTCGCAGAACGGGCACTGCCCTTCGATCATCATGGGTGCGTCTCCCTCGAGCTCACGGGTGTTAGCGCAAACCTCGCGTAACGTTCAGTGTCCGCACCTCGCGCAGTTCGTAGACGCCGACCTTGTCGCCGTGCTCGAAACGGCCGAACGTGTCGTGTCCGAAGTAGGTGTCCTCGGCGCCGCGCACGACGTAGATCACGAGCGGCATCGTCGGCCGCGGCGCCGGCTTGGCCGCCCGCTTCGCCTTCCTCGCCGCCATCTAGACCTCGGCGCCAGCGACCTGCTCGCCGGCGTCTTCATCGTCCGGGGCGTCCTCGCCGCCCTCGCTGGGCTTCTTCACGCGAACTTTCACCGTTTCCTCCTCGTGCACGATCTCGATGTGGATGCCGTCGCGGTCGTACGAGGTTTTCTGATACTTCTTCATGAGCGAAAGCAGCTTCGCCTTCAGGCCGGTCTCCTGCTCGGTCAGGCGCATCCGCTCGTCGCGGATCTCGGCGTAGTCGTTCGCCGCGTTCTCGAGCGGTTTGATGGCACTGTCTTCGATGAGGTCCTGCTGGCGCGGGCGGCCGCGCTTCGGCTTGTCGGGCGTTGAGAGCTTGCGATCGGCCTTGCTCGCGCGTTTCGCCATCGGTTCATCCTTCCGTCAACATCGACTCTCGGGTCGTCACGGGCGCCAATCGCGGCATCATCCGCGCGACCAGTCGCCACCCGTGGCAGTTGTGGTCCCCGCAGCTGCACGGCACGATTTCGTACGGGTGGACGTACACCGCGATCCGGTTCCGCTGCAGCCACGCCGCGAAGGCGCTGCGCGTCATCACCGTGCGCGGCGCCGGCCTCAGTCCAGACATGGCGCCTCCGACGACGGCGGCGTCCCGAGCCCGCGCGTGAACAGCGACGGCTGCACGCCGAACACGCGCTGATTCCGCGCGAGCGCCGCCACGCCCGCCGCCGGCTCGACCCAGATCTCCGCATGTGGCGCCGCGTCGGTCGCCGCATAGCGTTTCATCGCCACCAGGTCCACGACCTGGCTGTCGTCGCGAAAGACGACTTGCGTGAGCGCGTCCTGCACGCCGCGCACGAACTTGTCCAGGTCGGGCGCTTTCGTGTGCGCCGTCACCCGCGCTGGCAGGGACTTCGGCCGCGGCAGATAGAACGCCACCGTGAGCCGCACGCCGTCGGGGAGCAGCCCACGCTCGCTCGCCGGCCGCTCGAGGATCGCCGCCTGCGCCGCCGCCGCGACGAGCTGCTGCCACGACTTCAGACTGCGGTTGGTGTCGGTGATGATCGGGCGCGTCCAGCCCTTCGGCACGAACGCGCGCTTGCTGCCCATCTGCTGCGGCACGCCGATGACGGTGAAGTGCAGCGTCATCGGTCCCTCGGATCACGAAACTCAGGGACGACGCCGGGCCGGAGCTCGCCGGGCTTCGGCTGGACGTCGCGAGTCGGCCGCACGAGCGCGGTCGCACAGTAGAAGCAGCGCGCCCGGCCACGCGACCGCCCGGGCGTCAGCCATGCCCGGCAGCGCGGACACCACCGGTCGAACCGTCCTGGCGCCGGGCTGCTCGGCGTGAGCTCGAGGTCATCGACGCAGCGCCGCGATTGCGTCGACATCACCCGTCCTCGCCGGGTTCGCGCTCGTGCGGCACCAGCGCGAGCAGCGCGCGCGCCATCGGGGACTGGCGCGGCACGCTCGCGAAGAACGCGGCACGAGCGGTATACCAGCGCGCGAGCTCGTCCCCGTGCGCCCAATGCCCCGTGACGACGACGCGATGGCGCGTGTTGTCGAATGCGCGCTCGGGCTGATCGTTGTGGTCGAACTCTGGCACGAACCGTAGGGGCCGCGCCGTCACGCCGGCGAGCTGACACGCGAGACACCCGCACGGGTCGTCCTCGTAGCGCTGGCGCTCGGCGCGGTGATACGCGGCGAGCTCGTCGGCGCTCATGACGCGACAGTCCGCCGGCGCCTCGCGGGCCCCGGCCGGCAACGCCTGGAACCAGTCGGCCGCCTTCGGAAACGTCCGCGACTGCTCGAGACAGGTCTTGCCGGCGGCGAGCACGGCCTCGAGCGGCGCCGACGCGAGGATCTTGAAATACGTCGTCGTCAGCTCCTCGAGTTCCGTCGGTTTGAGCTTCAGCCGAAACGCCCGCGCCATGTTGCTGAACGCCTGGTCGAACGTGCGCCGGTCGGCGGCGTCCATCACAGACGCACCGGTTGCACGACGACGGGCGCGGAGTGGCGCGCAGCGCCGAACGCAGCGACCCGTCTTCGTTGGTACTGAGTACCCGCGGCGCTCGCGCTTGCGTGGCGCTGCGCGCCCGCGGCGCTGCGTGCTGTCCTGATCTCTCGAAGAGAGATCCGGGTACGGGTACGGGATCGCGATCGCGCGCGCGCGCGCAGGATCGACGGAATCCGTTGGGTGTCCGAGCGGACAACTCGCGGACGGCAATCGGTGTGCCAGCGTGATTTAGGCGCGCCCATTCTTCCCCGCTCGCTCATTTCGCTTGCGGATCCGGTCCTCTTTGCGCCGTTGTTTGATTTCCTTGGCCGACGGATTCCACTCGTCAAAATCGTGAATTCGAAAGCCCCCATCAACTTTTTCCAAGAGCCCAGCGAACACGAGCGCGTCAGCGACGGCGCGGGGCTTGGTCACATAACGGAAGCCGTCGATCGTGGTCATCGGGAGAAACCCATCCGTGAGGTACTTGTTCGTCCACATCAACGCGATCGCGTAGAACCCCATCGCGATCGCCGCGCCGTTCAGGCCGATGCGTTGGCCCGCCAGATCGATCTTGGGGTGATTCAATAATTCGTCGTCGAGCTTGGCCCACATCGCCGGGTCACCGATCCTGTTGGTCATGGGCGGTCAGCCAGTCGTCGGAGACGCGCTCGGGCAAGCGGACGCGCGCCGGCGGCAGCACGAGCCACAGCACGAGCGCGAGCCACACGATCGCGCCGACGACCAGGAGCGTCGTCATTCGCCGGCCGCCTTGCCCACGGCCCGCGGTTTGGTCGGTTTGGTTTTCGCCTTCGCGATCTCGTCCCGCACGTGGCGCAGCGCCTCGCGCGCCGACTGGAGTTGGGCGATGTCGGCGTCGAGTTTCTCGATGGCTTGGTCAATCTGCCCGCGGCGTGCTCTCATGGCGCGATCGCTCCTTTCTCGCTGGTGGTGGTTCCGGTTTTCAGGCGTTTGAGTCGCGTCTCATAGGCGGCGCGGATGGCCTTGACGACCGTTGGACTCAGCGCCGCTTTCACGCGCGCGAGCTCCTTGCCGACGTCAAGCAGCGCCTCGCGCGTGCGGGCGTCGGCGATCCGGACGAGCCAGTCGTCGGCGACCGTCTCGGCCGGCGCACTCGCGCGCGAGGCCGGCGCCGCGCCGCCCTTCGCCCAGGCGGCCAGACGGGCGCCCGACTCTTCGGTGATCGGTTCGTCTTTCGGGAAGAGCGCGCGGTGCTGCTCCTGCAGCTTGATCGGGTTTGGCACGCCGGGCCGATCGGCCATCAGGAGGAAACTGGCGGTGAGCTCGTACGGCAGGTTCTTCTCCGCGATCGGGATCCAGCCGTGTAGGCCGGTGAGCGACTGCTTCTCGCGGATCTCCATCTTGCCGTTGTCGCCGCGGACCATTTCGATCTTCGGCTCGGCGCGGAAGCAGAGGATCAGGTGCGCGCGCACCTGGAGCAGGCGCTGCACCATCTGCTTGTGCGCCATCTTCGGTTTGATCCACGCGGCCATCTTGCAGGCCTCGCGTTTCTTCCAGTCGTCGCCGGCCATGCGATCGAGCTCGGCTTCCTGCCAGTCGAGAATGCCGCCTTCGCCAGCCCATTCATGCGACATCGAGTCAACGACGATCACGGCGTACTTCGCCTGGTCGGCGCTGGCGATCGCATCGGCGTAACGGTCCGGGGTAAACGGCGGCGTGAGATCCCCGTGGTCGAAGCGGAAGGCATCGGCGTAGTGCTTCGCGCGGCCGGCTTCGGTGTCGATAACCGCGAACGGGCGCTCGCCGCTGATCCCTTTGGCCAGGCGCATTGCGGACCACGTCTTGCCGCTGCCGGTGCCGCCGGAGAGGCCGATCAGGAGGGCGACGTTTTCGCGGGCGGCTGGTCGGAAGCTGAAGGTCACCGCAGTTCCTTTTCTAACCACCACGCCTCGTGCGTCATCGGCAACGCCGCCCAGCACGTCCGCCGCGGATAGCCGATCCACTCGTTGCGCGCGCGCGCCTCGCGCCAGGCCTCGAGCGCATACAGGCACTTCTTCTCCGCGAGCATCAACGCATCCGGCGCCAGGCTAATCACGGACAGCGCGTACGGTGCCGTCGTTTCCTGCACCGCGAACCGGAAGGTAGCGTCGAAGCCGGTGATCGCTTTCAGGCCGCGGAGATACCACGCGACCTGAATGTCGAACCCGGCATAGAACAGCGACCGCGACCAGGCGTCGGGGTTCGCGTTCGGGCTCGTCGTCGTCTTGTAGTCGTCGATCGCGTCGGGCCGCAGCCAGTCGAGGCGCGCGCGGCACCACACGTCCTCCTCGCGCCAGACGAGCGTTTGTTCCGGCTTGCCGTTGGTGAACATGCCGGCGCCGCCGTCCGTGTGCGCGTCGAGCTGCCCGCGCGCCGCGGCGACCATCGCCTGGACGTCGACCCAGCGCGCCTTCAAGAGCGGCGTCAGGCCGGCGGCGTAGGCCTCGTCGCGCGCCTGCTTGGCGGCGTTGGTCCGGTAATCCTTCGCGTCGATGATCGCGAGGGTGCTCACCCCCTCGAGCAGGAGCGCATGCGCCGCCGTGCCGACGTCGAAGTGTTCGCCGTTCTCCTCGACGGCGCCGGGGTTGAGGCGCGGGTGCTGCTCCCGCGCATGCAGCGGCGAGGCGAGACAGATCAGTTTCGCGATCGAGCTCGAGAGCGACGGCTCGGGGCAGGGATCCGCATGGTAGGCGCGCGCCGGGAGCTCGTAGATGCCCGGCGCGTCGATAGTCAGGGCAGCAGGCATGACTCTTCCGGTTTCCGGCAAAAGGCGCAGCGGCGGCCGCCGCGGCCGTCCGCAACGAATCGGTGCGTCAGGTAGATCGAGTCGTGGCAATTGGTGTACGGGCTCGGGCGCGGCGGTTCGTTCGGGCGCGCGTGCGCGAGGCGGTCGGCCTCGTCCTCGAGGCGCTCGCGCCGGCGCTCGGCCGCGGTCGGATGCTGTTTGAAGGGCGCGCGTTTGACCGGCACGGCAGGCCCCTCTCACGGGTGCGGGTCGAGCGTGCGCGCCTTGACGAGCGCCAGGTCGAGCGCCTCGACCAGCGCGCCGTCCAGGCGTTCGTCGTGATACGCCTGCACGACGCGTCGCGCGGCGCGGGCGAGCTCGAGGTGAACGCGCAGTAGTTGCTGTTGCTCGGTGACAAACCGTTCGATGGCGTGCCCGAGCGCGTCGAGTTCGACGGCGAGGTCGTGGGTCGCGTTCTCGTAGGACGCGGCCGGCGTGGCGGCCGCAGGATCAGGGGCATCCGGCATCATGAGACCTCTCCCACGGTGATCTGCTCGCTCACCTTCGGCGCGTCGGTCTCGCCGAGAATAAATTCAACGTCGATGACGGCGCCGTCGACGAGATCGTCGAAGTACTCGGCGATGTGAAGGTGCGCAGTCTTCAGCGTGCGATCGCCCCACGCCCACGGGTCGTAGCGGCATTCCTGGGTCGCGAGCTCGACGAGGTAGACCATCGGGCTCTGGAAGCCCGCGCGTCGCATCAGATAGCCATCCTGGCCGCTCACCTGAATCGCCAGCGCTTGAATCGACGTGTGCTGATCTCTCAGTTCCAGCAACTTGGTGATCATGCGAAGTCCTCGTCGAGGGCGATCGCGACGTCACCGGCGATCTGGTGCGTCGTGCCGGCCTGGCAAACGCTGAGATACAGCGCGGTGGCTTTCGGATTGAGCGGCTTGCGCGGCGCGACCGGCACCATCTCGAGACCGTAGGCGCGCGGCTCGGCGCGACACTCCCACCCGTTGTCGTCGCACAGCATCACGCGGCCGTCGCGGAGGTTGACGGCGTCGAAGGTGTCGGCGCCGATCAGCCGGTTGATCGTCGACACCGCCAGGGCGCGCGCGATCTCGTGGATCTCTTCACGGCCGTTGGTGCGGATGACGAGTACTCGCATCAGATCCTCTTCAAGGGATTGCGCTCGGCACGCTGAAAGAACAAGTGGCCGGTCCCGCGCGGCTTTTCACCCGCGTGGAAATCGCATTTCACCTGGACCTTCTTCTTACAAAACACGAGCACGTCGGTCCCAAGAATTTGCACGTTGTGCCGTTCGTCCTCGGTCGCATCCAGCCAGAACGGAAACCGGCCGCGTTTCATGGCACCCAGCACACACATCACGGCGAGCTGGCCTTTTCGAGTCGTCGAGAGCCCGTCTCGAAACTGTGTCCACCCTTCCCATGATTCGAACCGCAGGCGACGCAAGTCCTCGACATCCTCCACAGGCACGAGCCATCCCTCCGCCGTCGGTCCAGCGACACCGGGTTGGCCCGCGAACCGTTTCTCGCGCGGTGTTCGAAACACGGCGTCCACACCGTTCTTGGTCGGAAAGGCGTAGATCGTGCGATTCACAACAGAGACGTGCGCGCGAATATCGCTCCCCTCGGTGTGAATCCCATATTCGAAGAGCGAGACGTCGAGTTGCGGCTGCATCCTAAGCGCTCGCGACAGCGGCATCCGCTCGCAGTTCGTTACCCCAGGTGGCCCAGGGCGCGGGGGCTGGGCGCCTGGCGAAGAGTTCGAGCCGAGCGCCGCGCGGATACAGCTCGTCGATGATGGTGCGAAAGGCTTCTGGCTTTTCGCTATGGACGGCACTGCGCTCGATCGTCTGCACCGAGTCGTGGAGCACCTGGACATCCGGCGTGCACGAGCCGCGCGTGCAGATCAACAAAAACTCGTGGCGCACGCTGTTGTAGTGCCCGAAGTTGTGTTTGACCTTGTCCCAGACAAAGGACGTCTTGTAGGTGAACCCCCACGCGTCGATGACTGCGAAGCATTCGGCCAGGAGCGGGGACGTCACCCAGAGAAACAACACGGCCTGCGGATCGGTGAGCTGCTTCACCGGCAGATCACACAAGTCCGCGATCGACATCGACGGGTAGTGCCGCGCGACGTGGCCGTAGTTGTCGGAGTCGTTGATGACGCCGCTGTTGCCGTACGACCAGGGCGGATCGGCGTAGAGCACGCGGTACCGCCCAGTCGCAGGGAGTTCTGCGGTCGGCCGCTTCGCGCGCTCGACCTCGCGGATGGCCTGTGCGACGCTGGCGGTGCCCGCTTTCACGTTCTCGAATTGCTCGTCTGGAAGATCGGCGAGCTTCTGGGCGAGCGCCGAGGTTTTGAGAGACACGCCGAGAGCTCCTAAAGTGGAATGCTTTGGTGGGATCCCACTTTTGCCAATTCCCCGAGCACCCGCATTCTTCGGCGTCTCTTTCAGAATTTCGCCCAGCCGTCGAAGCGCCTCGACCCTGATCGCGTGCGCGAAATCGATCGACTCCTGCCCTAACTGCTGCTGGCGCGCATAGACCTCGGCGGCGGCCGCCAGATCCGCTATCTGTTTCGCGGCCTGGACGGTCTTCGCCTTCGCCAGTTCTGCGCGCGCGGCGCCGAGCCGCGCCAGGACGGGATCGCGGCGAACGGCAAGCGCGTGCGTCTTTACTCGCATAGCGGCTCCGTCAGGCGCGGCGCTTGCGACCGAACGTCGGTTCGTAGACGGGATCCCCGCAGAGATAGCGATAGACCTTGACGCCCGAGTAGCACTTGTTCCCGATCGCGGGCTTCAAGAGGAAGGCATCGAACGCGCCGGCCTTCGCGAGCTTGGAAGACTGCGCACGCTTGATCCGGAAAATCGCCCCGATTTCCCCGATGCCGAGCGGCTCACCCGCCTTGGCGCGCTCGATCGCCTCGCGCGTCCCCGCATCATTGAGATCGATCGGCGGCAATGGATCGAAGGCGCGGATTGGCGTTTCAGACATCGTCGTGATCCTCGAGGTCCGGGTCCGGCGCGACCGGCGGCTCGTCGACGAGTCGCGGCAACGTGGGCAGGAGCGGTGGCACCGGGAAGAGCGCCGTCGGACTGACGCCGAGGACTTGCGCGAGATGCACGATCGACCGGAACGGCACCTCGTTGAGGAAGTCGCGATCCCCGCTCTCGAGACGAACGATGACGGCGACGTCGAGGCCCGCGCGCTGGGCCAATTCCTGGCGAGAGAGGCGCGCGATTCGCCGAGCGATCTTGAGTTCCATGTGCAGGCCTGTGCAATGACCAGCGAGCGCCAACTACAGGACGCCAAGAACGCTACACAAATCGCTGCATCTTGTCTATATGCGCTTCTCTATTTAGACGCAAAGTAGATATAATCAGCTATTCGTGGGCACAGGCAGCATTGACGGAGGGCGGATCCGGCAGAAAACTAAGCGCGTGGCGCTATCTCCGGAAGAGCGGAGTCGCGTAGGCCGTTTGTTGCAGGACCTACGCGACGACCGCGAGTTGAAACAAGCAAACATCGCCGAAACCATTGGGTGCAGCGTCGGCACTGTGCAAGCCATCGAGTACAACAAGTGGAAAGTAGACCGCGACACCATCGAGAAGTACGCCGCGGTGTTCGGGACAACGGTGCACGGCCTCTTGCATCCTGATGCGCGGGTCCAGCCGTCGGATCCGGAAGTGGCGGATCTGAATCGCGAGCATCTCGCGATCGCACGCGGCTACATGCGCGCCGTGAAAGCCGTGCGCACCGCCGTCGAAGTGCTCCTGGCCGATCAGTCGCGCGATCGCGCCCTGGCCGATCGGATTGAGGACATCGCGGAGCTCGTCGTCGCGCTGAAACCCGCTGTGGATCGCCATCCGTCCCTGGCGTACGACCTCGGGGAAGCCCTCACGCGCGGCGACGTGTTGGTGGAGCTCGCGGACCGGCTCGAGCGCGATCCGATGTTTGAAGAACGCCTGCGCGATCTGCTGGATGAACCCACGCCGGCGATCCCGCCGACGGATAGCGCGCCACGCACGAAACGGAAATGAAATGAGAGCGAAACACGACGACGACCGCAACATCCGCACGGCCTACCGGCCCGATGGGACCGTCAAGGGCTGGCTGGTCCGGTTCACCGTGAAGGGTCAGTTGTTCGAGCGGTATTTCTCAGCCGCCGAGAATTCGCTGCCGGCGGCGCGCGCCTGGCGCGATGACAACAAGCGGGTCAACACGAAGGCCCCTGGGACGTTCCGCGCGGACGTGCAGGACTACTTGCGCGACGCGCCTATTCACGAGAGGACTCGGCCGGCGACCATCAAGAAGCGGACGCAACAACTCGCCTTCCTCGGGGCGCAGGCGCTCGCCAGTGGCTCCCGTGTGCTGACGGTGAAAGAATGGCTGGTCGAGCGCGAGGCCGCGAAGGCCGGGCACCCGGTTCCCTCGCGCGGCCGCACACTGGACGAGACGGCGCGGCACGAGATCCCGATCGATCGGTGGGCCGAGATTTTTGCGAAGGCCTTCGCACCCACGGGTCGCGATGCAGCGGAGTTTGCGAACACCTCGAATCTCTATCGCTCAGCCGCCCACCATTTCTACAAGGTGCTCGACCGTCACGAGCCGCGACTGAACCCGATCAGCAAGGTGGCGGTGCGCCCCCGTCAGGAGCCAAGCCCGAAGGGCCAGGACATGCGCGTGATCGCGGAGATCCTGAAACACGTCCCGACGAAGTTCGGCCGCGACGGGCGAGCCACCGAGCTGCGCCTGAACGTGCTCGCCTGGTGCAACATCGAACCCGAACAACTGAAGAACCTAGACCCGGCGCGTGATTTCCACGACGACCCGGACGCCACCGCAGATGAGATCGTGGACGGCGCGATCACCCTGACGTGCCCGGCCAGGCTGAAGGGCCGATTGAAGGTCATCCCAGCCCCGTTGCTGAAGTTTCTGATCCCTCGAGGGGTCGAGGCCCTGCGCGCGTATGCGACTGAATCCGCCGACTGGAAGACGCACTCGTTTTCGAACAGCTCGCTGCTGAAGGCGCTGAAGCGCGCGAGTCGTCAGGCTCAGGTCGCGCTCGCCAAGCAAGGGGTGTCGGTCGATCTGTCGGGGATGACGGTCAAACAGCTCCGACACAGCTTCCTGTGCGCGATGACCCTCGCGACCCGCGGGCGCGTCAGCCTGAGCGGCACGCTACGGGTCGACCCTGGTGTCATCGCCGCGGCGGGACATGCCGACGCGACGATGATGCCGATTTACGTCGAGCGCATCATGCGCGAGGCCGACCGGCTCGCGATGGCCGACACGGCCCGCTATCTCGCGGCGCTGTTCGCGCAACCGCTGAAGCCGCCGACGCTGCGGGTTGTGCGTGGGGCGAAATAGGACCCAGCTCTATGACCCCGTGCGATCGCGAAACGCACGAGGTCATAGGTTTGGGTCCTAAAGCCGGGTCCTATGCGGTCGGAAGAAGTGGTTTTTTCTAGCATTTTGTAGGCTTTTGTGACGGCCGACTTGGACCCAGAAAAGACGAGAAGTCGCGACTTTATTGAGGAAATTCCCAGAAAGAGCGAGTTCTGACACCCCGTTCACACGCACGAGGTCACACGTTCAAGTCGTGTAGCGCCCACCACTTACAGCAGCTAGGTCCCACGCCGAACCATCGCCATCCGGGTTTCGCTGTATTGCGTGGTCCCCATCTACCCGATACTCTGCACGTCATCCGCTGTTCGGTCACCCTTTTGACGCTGCCCCTCCGGGGGTGTATGCGAGGTGTTCATGCCGTCGTTCATTCTCCGCAATCTGGATCCCGAGTTCTGGTCGCGCGTTCAAGCCAAGGCCGCGGCGGAAGGCACCACCGTGAAGGCGGTGATCCTCCGCCTGCTCGCGTCCTGGCTCGCCGCCGGATTGCTCCTGTTCACGGTCGGGTGCGCGTATCAGAACCCCGCCGCTCCGACGCCGCCGGCCCCGGCAACGCCAGGTGTGCCCGCGCGGATCGAGCTCAACTCGAGCGCCGGGACGGGCGCCGAGAGTGGCTCAGGCCGCATTAGCGCCCGCGTGTTCGACGCGTTCGCGACCGCCCTCCCCGAGCAGACCGTCGACTTCCGGGCGTCTGACGGGACGCTGAGCGCGGCGCAGGTCGTGACCGATGCGTCGGGCATGGCGCGGACCATCATCACGGGGCCGGACGGCGCCGTGATTACGATCGTGGCGACCCTCGGCGCGCTCGAAGTGACGACGCGGGTCGCCATCCAGGCCCGGCCGGTGGTGCCGCCCACCCCGACCCCGCCGACGCCGACGCCCATTCCGCCGACCCCGACGCCGACCCCGCCGACGCCGATTCCCCCGACCCCGATTCCGCCCACACCGATCCCGCCGACCCCGCTGTTCACGCGGAGCGGTTCGGGCGATACGGTCTTTGACATGCCGACGACGGTCGCGCGCGTCCGCATCACCGGCACGTACACGGGCACGAGTTCCAACTTCATCGTGCGGATCGCCGGCGCGCTCGTCGTCAATGAGCTGCTCGGGACGAGCTGGGGGCTCACGTCGTTTGAGGGCACGTACCTGACGAGCGGCGGCGTTGTCGCGATCACGAATTCCACCGGCGTCGCGTGGACGTTTACGGAGGTCCGCTAGTCCTCATCGCACGCCTGGTGCGGTGCCGCGCCGTCAGCGACCTGTGTTTGCTCTCGGCTAGTCGAGACCGGTCATGCCCTTGAGGAGCTTGAGCGCGAGCTCCTGCACGAGGGTAAACGGGAGCGCCACGCCGCGATCCTTCATCTCGGTCTTAATCTTCGTCCACACGCGGTCGGTGCGGGTCGCATCGAGAAACTCGTGACCCGTCCAGGTGATGGACCCAGGGAGGGCCGTCGGACTGCCGTCCCCCTGGGCCGTGATCGCCACGCCGGTAATCAGCCGCCCCTCGATCATCAACAGCACATGGTGGCCGATGACCTCCTGGTCGTAGCCGGGAATGGTGAAGGGCGCCGGCGCGAAGCCGTGTGCTTCGGCCTCCATCGCCAAGAGGATCTTGCGCACGAGGTCTAGGTCGCGCTTCATGCGGCGGTCGATTCTACCGCCGCGGGCGCTACTCCTCGTCCCACGCCAGATGGAGACATTGCGCGCACAGATAGCATTTATTGGGCGTGCGGTTGCACTCGGCGATGAGTTTGAGGCGGAGGCGAAGCCGGGCGATGAGTTGATCGCGCTCTTTCAGCCGGGCGGCCGTGAGCAGATCACGGCGACGGGACTCCGGCGTGCGCGGGCTGGTCGCTGGCACGTTCCCTCTCGATCCCCAACCGCGGCGGCGCCCCGGTCGCGGCCGGGCGCACCCGGCCAAAGTAGAACCCAATCACGAGGCCGACAATCGTCCACCATTCGGGCGGCAGCCGCGCGTCGCTATCGTAGGTCGAGAGCGCGACGACGCCGCCGCACGTCGTCATGACGACGAGCACGGCAATCACGCTCTGCGTGTATTCCCAGACGTGGTTGACGCGCCGGTCGGACGCCGCGGTGATCGCCGTCTCGAGCTTGCGCCCGATCCCCAGCATCGCTTGCTGATACTCGCGCGTCGGATCGGGCGGCGGCGCGGCGGCCGGGTTCATCGCGGGTCATTCGTCGGGATGGAGCGCCATGTACTCGTCGCTCACCTTGATCGCGTCGACCATCTCCTGCGGCAACATGTCGTCCTCGCGGATGTTCTTGAGCCAGTTGCAGGCGCCTTTGAAGTCCGACCAGCGATACAGCAGGTTCAGATAGATCGCTTCGACGTTCGCGGCCATCTGCGCGTACCACTCGTAGCCGTAGACCTCGGTGCCGGCGACGGCCCAGGCGGGCTCGATTGGCGGCGCCGGCCACGGGGCGTCTTCGGGGTAGCCGTCCGGCTTGCCGTCGTCGGGCGGCGGCGCCGTGCCTTTCAGCACCAGCGGCCCGGGATACTCGAGATACGCCGCGGTCGGCTGCACCCAGTTGGTCGGCGGCGGGCTGCCGGCGGGCGGCGGCGGATACGGCGTGTAGGCCAGCTTGATGAGGCGCCGGCCATCCGGCTGCAGTTCGTCGGTGAGGTAGTCCGCGCCGGTGCCGTCGACACAATCATGGAGTGCATCAACCCCGACGCCATGAAATTGTGTTTGGCCGCCGGTCTTGGCGACGTAGCCGACGCGCGGGTTGATCGTCTGGTTGATGGTGTAGCCCGCGCGGACCAACACCTGCCCCTTGCCGTTGTCGCCCTGGTCGCCCGGCACGTAGCACGACTCATAGAGCGCCAGCGTCTCGGCGAACACCTGCGAATAGTTGTCCATCAGGTCACCAGCCAACTCAAGACGAGGAAGAACACGCCGAGCCATTCGCAGCGGACGGTGATCCCGGCCGGCGGTTTCGCGGCAATCAGGAAGCACACCGCCGCCAGGATGAGACACAAGAGACGCGCGGTGACCATCATCCGTCTCCCTTCGTCAAGAACCCGGCGAGGCCGAGCAACCCGACGACGATCAGCAGGAACACGACGCCGACCCGCAGCTCAGAAAGCTCCGACACCCCAGAGCGGGCGCACGAAGGTGCGGAAATCCTTGGCCGCCGGCAGCGCTTCGAGCCCGGCCCAAATCTGCGACAGTTGCGTCAGGTCGGCGAACGCGGTTTTCAGCGTCGCGACTTCCTGATCGGTGTAGCCGAGCGCGACGAGATCAGGATTCGGCGTCGCCTCCAGATACGTCTGCATCGTGTAGACGTCCTCGAAACTGCGCTGAAAGGCGCGGGCGGTATCGCCGGCGCGACTGTCAATTTCGTCTTTGGTGACCGGAAGACCAACACTCATGACAACACTCCATTTCCGTGGGCTAGGTCACCTCAAAGGTGATGGTGCCGCGGGCGTACGTCAGATTCGCCGCGACGGTCCAATTCGTGTTGGTCGTCGCATCTCGGCAGAGAATCAGGAGGTTCGGGGTATTCGGGCCCGCGACCACATAGCCGGCGGTGCCCGGGGCCCCAGCATCCGAGGCATACTGGAACGTGACGGTATCTTTCGCGACGAGAAAGCCGCCCGGCACTTTGAGTCGGAGTTGTGACGTGCCCGTGCCGCCCACCGTCGTCGTGTCGAGAAACCAGACGACCGACAACGTCCGGCCAGAGAGCCGATAAGTATAGGCGGTCACGTCGGCGGCATCCACGGTCCAGGTCATCGGCGCGAGCGCCGTAAAGTTCGCCGCCGAATACGCGGGCGTAATCCACGCGCCCTGTTCGTGGTCGATGAGATTCCACAAATTGCCATCGTGGACCCAGGTCGCCCAGCCATCCGGCGCCACCGGCGTTGCCGCCGACTTCGCGAGGTTATAGAACCGATTCGTGGCCAGCCCGGCGCCGCTCATATGGGCAAAAGAGGCCACCGCGCCCCCGATATTTTTGAAGATCACCGTCTGCCCCCGCACGCCCCCCGCCAGGGTATTGACGGCGAGATTGCTCACACCGCTCCATTGGATCAGTGTCGTCCCGCTGAGCCCGGGCGCCCAATCGGTGACCGTGCCCGTATCGGTGCGGGGGACCACCGTCGCCAACAGTGCCGCATCGGTCGGATCGAGGAGCACGCCGGCAATCGCCGCCTTGTTCCAGATCGAGCCAACGGTATTGGACCCGTCGTCATCGACCAGCGCATTGAACGGCCCGCGGTTAATCGCCATCGCTACTCCGGCAACAGCGCGGCCATGCGCCGCAGTAAATCTTCCAGGCTGAATTTCACACTCGAGGCCGTCGTCGTAAACCGCGGCGCCAACCCATCGGCAATATCCAGCTCGCTGATCGTCACATCCTGAATCACCAGGGTCGCGACGATCGGCAGCGCCGGCAGGTTGACGTCAATCGGTTTGCCGCTCTTCGTCTTCACATCGCGCGAGGCATACGACACGGTCGCCAGCGGCGCCGAGAACAGCGCCAGGTCCGCATTGCAGCGGGCGGCCAGCGAGGCTTCCGCCCGCCGCTCGTCCACGATCAGGTGTTCATGGATGCCGTCCGCGGTATAGGTCGCGGTGCTCTCCCGCGCCGCCGCCGCCGCCTGTGCCACCGGGTCATCGCGTTGCACGAAGATGTGCACGCGGGCGCCGCGGGGCAGCGGCATCGTGTTGCCCGTCACCCCCGCGAGCGCCGGCGCCGGGACGAGCGCGGAGCCGTAGGAAATGGCGGTGATGATGGCGCCCGAGCCCGTCGCCGGGACGCCCGTCAAGGTGTTGCCGCTGATGCCGGTATAGCGAATCACCGCCCCGCCCGTCGTCAGCATCCAACCAGCCGCCGGCAGCGCGCCGCCCGTCGTGATGATCGACGTCGAGCCCGGGAGCACTGCACCCGACGGTTGCTGCAAACCCGACGTATCGCCCGCGGGCGCCGCCGCGCCGAGACTGCCATCGGCGGTCGTATCGGTGACCGCGGTCGTCGCCGTATTGTTCGCGATCGTCTGTTGCAGTTTGAGCGCGCTGCCATTCACGGGCGTGCGATAGAGCTTGCGCGCCGTCGTCGCACTCGGCCCCAGGGCGATGCCCGACACGGTCACCGCTTGCGCGCCCGGCGTCGTGTTCGCGGACGGCTGGGTCGCGGTCGTCGTGACCGTGGTCGCCGCGCGAATCGTGACGACCCCGGTCCCAACAATGTTATCGAGCGCCTCGTAGGCGCGCCAGACACTACCGCCGGCAAACGTCCATTGCCAGACCCAAATCGTCTTCACGCGCGGGTCCGGCGAACAGGGAATCGTCACCACCACATTCGCGGCGGCGCTCGGATTCAGCGGATCGTTATTACTGACCGTGGTCAGGACTGGCGGATAGTTCGGCGAGATCAGCGTCATCTCAGACGTGTCGACATAACTCGCCTTCGTGCTGTAGGAGTAGTTGTAGTACTGGAGTTCCCCGATCGGCATGGCCCCACTGATATACGGATAGAAGGGGCTGCCGGTCGGATCATTGCGGACGGTGACACTCCCGGTCGGATTGACGACACCGCCGCTCGTCGCCACGATGCCGACCGGACTCGGCAACGATTCCCCACTGGCGGTGACGAACGTAAACGCATAGCGATACGTGCCGAGCCCGAGGCCGGCCCCCGCCACCGCGGTCGCCACCGGCGCCACCGTGGGGGTGACGCCCGGCCCGACGATCGTACCCGGCCCGTCCGTGATGAGACTGGTATACGCCAGGCGATCGGTGGGCGAGCCATCGGCGGTGCGACTGACAATCACCGCCCCGCCGCCGGCGGTAAAGAGCGTGCTATTCGCGACCGGCAGCGTCGATTCACCCGCGGCCAGATCCGCCAGCAACGTGGTCCCCCATCCGCGCCCATAGACGCGCGTGCGGATTTGCGAGTCGTCCACGGTCGAGGCGATCGGCGGCTCGAGGGACAGCGTCGGCGTCGTTGGCGTCAACGGGTCCGGCGCCTGGGTGGGTTCGTCGAGGAAGAAATGCAGCGCGCCGTCTTCCCAATAGAAATACGCGCCGACAATTTTCGCAATGGCGCGCAGGCAGCCGTTGAAGCCTTCGGTGCCATCGAACGCCACGGTGACCGCGGGCAGGTCCGCTTGCACATGCGTCGCGGTCAGGCCCGGCGCAAACCGCGCCACCAGATCGGTGACGACGGTCGAGGCCGACACCGTCTGGTAATAGGCAAACGGGCGCCGGTTGTCCGCCCGCATCGTGTCGTCGGTCGCGCTGCAGGCATAGACGGTGTTGGCCGGCTTCCCTTGGTAGGTCAGCGCCGCCGTTTCGAGCGTGCCGTTGAACAGCAGCCGCGGACTGTTGGTGTTGATCGTGATGCGCACTTGCATGCCGGGTTCCGGCGCCGGCGTGCCGCCGATCGCAAACTGGCAGGTGTTCGGCACATCGTTGAGCACGTCGTGAATCGTCACACTGCCCCGCCGCACCCGGTCGCGAACGAGCACGCCATCGAGGTAGATCAGGATGCGCGTTTCGCGGATCGGGGCGACGCCGGCCGGCAGATAGTTCAGCCGGAAGTTATTCAGGCGGGCGGTGCCAAGGAGCGCGGGTTGATAGGGCATCAGCTGCCTGAGAGCTTGCGCCCTTGCATGACCTGGCGGTTGAGGACGTCGGCAATCTGGCGGGCGACATCCTGCGCGGTGCCGTTGACGTGGAACGTATTGACGACGGTCAGGCCGCCGCCGTTCGCAGCAATGCGGCCGCTGTGACTCGGCACGAAGAGTTCGGGGCCTTGCTCACCGACCATGTAGGGTTGACCGGCCGAGACCGGGCCGCCGCCGGCGCGACCGGGATAGCCGCCGCCGCCCCACCGGCCTGAGGTGCCCCAGAATTTTTCGCCGCCGACCGCGGCATTGATGAAGATGCCCGCGGCCATGGAGGCGGCCTCTTCCGGCGTGAGCCCGCCGTGGCCCCCGCTATAGAGCGTGGTCGCCACGGGATTGCCGCCGAAGAACGCGGCGAGCTTCGGATCGTCGACCAGCATATGGAGCTGGTTCATGTAGACGCCGGTGGCCTTGGTCGCCTCCTCCGTCGCCTTGGTATCCTTTTTCTTGGCTTCGGTTTTCTTCGACCACCACTCCTCGGCCTGGAGCGCCGCGGCGAGTTCCGCATCGGCGGCAGCTTTCAGGGCTTGGGTCTCTTGGAGTTTGGCGACCACCGTGTCGTTGGTCGCCTTCAACATGATCGCCTGGATCTCGGCGTGGCGTTTCTTGGCGTCCGTCGCCATCTGTGTCGCCGCCTCGTCGTTTTTCATCGCCGCGGCCACGGCTTTGACCTGGGTTTCACTGACGCCGTAGAGCGCCGCTAAGTCCTTTTGTGAGACGCCCAGGTCCAGGTAGTACTTGATCCCCTCGACCACCGTGCCGTTGATCGTGTCGAGGATCTTGACCCATCCCGTGCCGGCGAGGCTGATGGCCTCCTGCGCCGCCTGGTAGGGCTTCAGGGCATCCGAGGCGGCTTTGGCCGCGGCTTCGGCTTTTTTGAGTGCCGAGGCCGTTTGATTGATCGGGCCTTGCCAGGCCGCGGTTGCGACCGTCGCCGCTTTCGTCGCGGCCTCGTTCGCCGCGGTTTGCTGGTTCAGATGGTCGAGCAGCGTCGCGAGATTGGTCGCACTGCTCCCGGCGCCTGGCATCACGCTCGCCGCGGCGTCGGCCAGCATCGCCTTGAAGATCTCCCACTTCGACGCCCCCTGCATGGCCGCGTCGACGACGACGTTGAAGCCTTGCGCGACCGGGCCCACCATTTGGGCCGCGATCAACGACAGGCTGTGCGTCGCCTTCTCGATCGACTCGCCGAAGGTGTCGAGCGCGTCGATGCTTTCCGAGGACAACACCTGATTGAGCTGCTGCGCGCTGGCCATCGTGCTCTCAATGTCGGTCGAGGCCCCCGCCATCGCCATGCCGAGCTTGTCGCCGAACAACGTCGCCGCGGTTTCATCCCGCAACGACCCTTGGAGCTTGGCCAGCCCTTTCTCGATCGTGAGAAACAGTTCCTGCCCCTCCTGGCTCCGCACTTCATCGAGCGAGAGGCCCATGGTCTGCAGCGCCGCGGCGACGGAGTCATCGCCTTTGGCGATGCGCTTACTCAGATTAAACATGCCGCGGCCGAGTTCCTCGGCATCCACCCCGGAATCGGCCATCGCGTTCGCGAGGACCTGGAGTTCATCGGTCGAGATTTGCGTCTGCCGGCTCAGGTCTTTCAGGGTGGACGCATCCTCGAGGATGGCCTTGCCGAACTCCAGGGCATGGCTGATCACGAATTGCGCGGCCATCGCCGCCAGGTTCCCGACGAAACTCGCCGCGGCGCTGCTCATCCCCGACATCCCGCTTTCGACTTTCTTCGTCGCATCGGCGAGATCCTGCAACCCTTTCGGCACCTCATAGCCGAGTTTCTGCATTTTCTCGGCGGCCTCGTTCGCTTTAGCGCCGACCACCTGCAGTTCTTTCGCGGTCAGCGCGGCGACGCCGCCGGCTTTTTCCACCGCGATGGTCAGCAGCGAGGCTTCCTGAATCAGCTTCCGGCCGCTGAAGTTGTCAACCATCCGATTGAGTTGCTTTTCAACCGTGCTCGCGCCCTTGCCGAAATCCACCAGCGCAATCTCGGCCTGGTCGATCGCCTGGAGGAAGTTGGAAAAGTCCGCTTTGAACGTGGCGTTAACGGCCATCAGGGTCGCGCTCCGCGGTGATCAACTGGATCACTTCCTCGACTTCCTCCGGCGCCAGCCGGCGCAAGTCTTCGAGCGTCCAGCCCATGTAGCGGCACATTACGAGCTCGTTGCGGAGGCGGCGGCGGTCAACCGTTTTTTTTCCTGCTCAATCGCTTCCTCGTGCGCCTCGAGCGCCGCGGTGATCTCGCGCGCCGTCTCGGTGTCAAGGTTGTTGATCGCCGGCAGGCTCACCGGCACCGGCGTGCCCTCCGCATCGACGAACGACCAGGCGAGCAGATACGTGCCCATACGCGCCCGGCCGATTTGCGTGGCGTCCAGCACCGGCACCGTGCCGGCGCCGAACTGCTTGCGCATCGACGCGAACATGTCGGTCTGCTCGCCGTACGACAGTTCCCGCTTGACGTCGATCCACTGGCCCTCGCTCAGCGGCAGGCGCACAATCTTCGGTTGGACAAAGCGACAGCGGCTCATACGGGAACCTGATCGGTGACGGTGACGTGCGCGGTGAGATGCTCGCCGACCACGGCGAGGTCCGTGATCGGCCACTCCCACGGCCGGCCTTGTTTCGGAATCACCAGCGTCAGCGGCCGCTGCGCCAGGCGGTACGCATCCGCGGACACCATCCGCGCGTGCAACGTGCCTGCGTCGAGTTCCCACCGGCCGAGCGTGGCCGCCGTGTAGTAGACCCAGCGCACCTCGGCGACGACGCCGGCAATCTTCACAGGCGGCCCCACGAGCCGTTGGCGTTGAACGAGCCTTCCATCGTCACCGCGCCCGCGATGTCCACTTCAATCGAGGCATCGAGCCAGGCCGGGCCGTACCAGTACTTCGTCGGCACGTTCTTGGTCGGGTAGAGATACAGCTTGATGCCGTCGACCGAGTCCGCGGCCAGGAACAGCTTGTCGTCGGCCGCATCCCAGAAGCCGGAGAGGCTCCCGGTGAGGTCCTTCATCGAAGCCACGTAGGTGCGGTTTGCATCACAGAAACTGGTGGTCTCGATTTTCTCCGTCGCCATATTCAGCGACCACTTCGACAGGCAGATCACCGTGGCGACTCCGCTGCCCGTCGTCGACATGTAGACGACTCCGTCTTTCCCGGCGTACTTCGGCATGGCTCAAACTCCTGTTCGTGAGGGCGCGGCAATCTTCCAGAACCGAAGCCGCTCGAGAGGTCCAGCTCGCCGACGCGACACACGCCGGGAGGTCCGCCGCGACCGCGGCGCGCTCGATCGGATGCGCCAGCCAGTAGCGGAGCGCGCGCGCCGCCTCGGCCGGATCGTCGAGGATCGGCACCAGGTCGCCGAACACCTCGCACACTTCGGCGCGGGCATCGCTCAGGTGAAACGAGCCGCAGGCGGCGAGTTCATACGCGCGCGGATTCAGTGACTCGGCGCCGGGCGCCTGGCGATAGAGGTTGAGGCCGATCGCCGCCCGGCGATAGAGCGCGGCCGCCGTCGCGTTCGCCACGGTGCCGGCCTTGACGAACCGGCGCAGCGGCGAGCGCCGCGCGAGGCCGTCCCAATGGCCGTACAGGCCGAGATCGATCCCCGTCCAATCCACGGCCTCGAGCCAGGTCACGCGTTCGGGAAAGGCCGAGCCGACAAAGACGACGTCGTGCGCCGGCTGCAGGTCGTCGCCCGGCTGCGGCCCGGGTCGATGCCGCAGCGGATGCCAGCCGTGCGGCAGGTAGCGGCACGAGGGGCCCGCCGCGGCCAGCGGGCCGACACTGACGCGGTCATTGGTCCAGCAGTGATCGACGAGCGGTGCGAGGGTCGCTTCTTGCGCGCCGTCATACGGCGACTCGGTGAACAGCGCCGCCACCGTCAGCCCGGCGCGCTTCATCAGGATGATCACGTCGGGATGGAAGAACATCGCCGACAGGACGATCACCACGTCGACTTGATGGCGCAGCGCGACGGCGAGCACGTCGGTACTGGCGAGGTAGCAGACATCGCCCACGGTCGGCGCCAGCAGGGCCGGATCGTGTTTCACCGCCCGGCGCCACGCCGCTTTCAGCCAGCTCGCCGCCCGTTCGATGCGGACGTCGAGCCGGTACCGGATGACCTCGACGCCGTGCTGCTCGAGGCCGTAGCGCAGGCCGTCCTCGACGTCGGCCGTCGACCAGGAGGCGCCGGGATGCACGACCAGCAGCTTCATGCCGGTTTCCTCGCCGTCGCGTAGATGTCGCCGGCCCGGCGATTGGTCCAGACGCGCACCTGCTCGAGGCCCGCGCACCAGCCGCCGACGTCGCCCGGTGTCACGTTGGCGTAATACTCGCCGTCGCGCAGCGGGCCGCCATCGACGGCCGAATGCGGTGCCCGGCCGTCCCCCGCGGCCGTCACGATGAGCAAGCCACCCGGCTGCAGCATCGCCGCGGCATTGGCGACAATCGCCGGCGCCGTCGGGGCGTGCTCGAGCACTTCGCAGCAGACGACGCAGGCGGCCGGCGCCGGTGGCGTATAGGTCGCGGCATCGGCGACGACATCGACGCCTGGCCCGGGCGCCAGGTCGACGCTGACATAGCTGCCCCAGAACAACCCGCGGATCGAGCCGTTGACGTCCCGGCCGCCCAGCTCGACGACCAGGCCGGGCGGCACCTGGCCGGCGCTGACAATCGCGGCGACGAACCGATAGGCCGCGGGATGCATTACACGGGCTCCGCCAGAAATTCGTAGAGGCCGCCGGCGTGTTGCCACTGGATCGCCGCATCCACGGGATCGGGATCCGCATATTTGACCCGCTCGAGGCGTTGCACGCGCATCAAGTGATAGCCGGTCGCGGCTTGGAGCGTCTCGATCAACACGCGAATGCGCGCCGCCGCGGCGTCTACGGTCGCCGTGCTCGACTCTTTCGCCACGGCTTTGATCAGATACGTCGGTTGCTCAAAGGCGGTACGCCCTTGCTCGTATTCCTCGCCGGCGGTGGGGAGTGATACCACGACAAACTTCGTCTTGCCTTGCGGCGCGGCATTCCACCAGGCGCCATCGGGGCACAGCGTCTTGAGCGTCGGATCGTTGAGCGCGGTAAAGATCGCCGCCTCGATCTTGCTCGAATCGCTCACGGCGTCACCGTCACCGTAAAGCCGGCTTCGCGGACGAGCGCCACGAGCTCGTCGAGCATCCGCCGGCGGTTGCGTTGCGCGAGGCTGATCAAGCCGCGGCCGGTCGCCGCCGGCATCGCGCCGCGGTTGAACCCTTGACTCGTGCGGCGCACTTGTGTGCCGTACTCCCAATACGTGGCCTCGTCCGTGGTACTGCGGACCTTGGCCGAGACCGTCGTGGTCGTATCGCGCGTCGTCACCTTGACGCCGCGGCGCATCGCGCCCGATCCGCCCTGGGGATAGACCGATCGCAACTGCGCCGCGGTTTTCTCGGCGGCGTTGTGCACGATCGCGCGCGCCTCGAGGTTGAGCGCCTCGGGCAAGTTGCCGAGGGCATCGCGCAATTCGTTGTTCCCTTGCAGGAGGACGCGGACGCTCATAGGACCTCCTCGCACGCGCAGACGAGTTGAATGTGCCGCTCGTCGGGATCGCTCAGGCCGCTGATGGTGAAGGCCCGATCGCGGCCGCCGTCGTGAAACACGATCGTGCTCGCGACGGTGACGCCGGCGAGGTACGGGATCGTCACCAGATGCGAGGCCGTGGCTTGGACGGCCACCCCTACGGAGCGTTCCATATCGCGCACCGTCGCCGGGATCACTTCGCCGTTCACGTCGCCGAGGATGGCCGGCACCGTCGTATAGCCACCCATCCCATCGGGGATCTCCTCGCCGGGATTGCTCACGGTTAAGCGATGGATCCGGCGGCCGGCGGGCACCCGCGGCGTCATGCGACCGCCGGATCGTGATAGGCGCGCAACAGTTCACGGACGGTGATCGAGAGCTCCTCGCCCTCTTGACGCACCGGTCCGTCCACGTCATCGCCGCGGAAACGATCGAATTCGCCCGTCTGCACCAGAATCGCGAGCACGACCGTCTTGGGGACGGTTTCCGGCGTCCAGGCATCGGCAATCGCTTTCGCGCGTGGCGTCGTGCTGCACCACTCGAGAATGTGCGCTTCGGCCTGGTCGATGAGATCCTGTAAGTCGACGTCATCGGTCACCAGCAACCGGAGTCGCCGCTTGGCTTGATCCAGCGTCACGAACATCGCCACGGGTTATCGCCGCCTCTGGGCGTCGTACACCTGCTGCCAGTCGCGGCCGGGGGCCCCGGACGGCCCCGGCGGGCCGTCCTTCCCGTCCTTGCCATCGCGGCCGCGCTTGACTTTCAGCGTCCACGCCTTCGACCCCTCGCCAGGCTTCGTCGCCGTGGGCGTGTGGCAGTGCCATTCGGAGCCGGCCCAGGTCACGCCGTCACCTGGCTCATACGTCCGGCCATCCGCCCAGACGCCGCGGTAGATGTCGGCCGCAAACCGCGCCGTCCCGATCTCTTTGACGCAGTCGCCACGCGAGGCCGTGATGGTGAACGACCGATCGTCGCGTTGCTCGACGCCGAGCCCCTCGAACCCGACGCCGTCCACGCCGTCACGCCCGGGCGGGCCCGGGGGACCGGGCACCGGTGCCCGCGTCTCGAGCACGGCGAGCCGCTCGCGCAGCGCGCTGATCGGGGAGACGCCCTCGACGACCGCGGCGAGCTGCGTTTCCGCGACCATCAGCCGCCCGCTGAGCGCGGCAATCTCGGCAGCCGCCTGGGCGCCGACGTCCCGCACGAAGTCGCGCACGACGGGGGCGATCCCCTCGATGATGGCGGCGACGTCGTCTTCCGTCATGCCGCCAACGCTTTCGCGAGGTAATGCCGCGCGGTGGCGGCAACCTGGCCGGGCGGCAGTTGGTCGGCGGCCGGCGCCGCTGCGGGGGCTGGCTTCGGCTTCGCAAACGGATCATTCGCGTCCCGCTCCGCGAGCGCGGCGATGCTGAAGTTCTGCTGCTGCGTCATCGGCGACTCGCCGCCCTTGACCGGCCCGACGCCGTGATACTTCTTCCGCACTTCGTTGAACGACAAGCCGCCAGTAATCGAGTCGGCCGCCGCCTTGACGCGCGTCCCCGTGTCCATCCAGATCAAATCGTCGATGTCGAATTCGGTCCCGTACTGCGTCGTGCCGTTGACCGGCTCGAGGATGCCCAGGCCTTCGTCGAGACTCTTCTCGAAATTGGTCAGCAGCGATTGCAGGCACTGCGAGTAGTACTGCTGCAGGAGTGGTTCGACGTTGGCGTACGGCGGCGGCGGGCCGACGCCAATCATGTACGGCGGCACGTGGTAGCACGAACACACCGTTTCCGCCGTCCACTTCAGTTGCTCGATCAGTTGCGCGTCGACGGCGTTCA